AGGAGATCTGGCGAATGGTATGTTATCAATGTACGTAGTCAATGAACTGACAACTCCAAATTCCGTAGTCAACAACAGTATTATTATCAATGTGTTTGTGAGTGCAGGACCAGATTTCGAGGTATTTAATCCCACGTCTGGTGCCCTAGACTCATTTACGTGGTTTCCACCTGGAGGAGCAGCACAATTGATGGCCCAGGACCAGAGGCCAGCAATAACAGACACAGAAAGAATGCCACCTCCTGCTTCGGTGCTACGGCCAGTACCAGAGGAAAAAGAAACTCTAAAGGATCCTCCCATATCTGAAGAGTTACCTATGACACCACAGGCAGGACTACCACACCCCGACGCCATGGACACAGACGAACTAGATGCTCCAAATCAAGAGCAATCAGCACAAATGGCTACAATAACGAGTCCCGATGGGCTCAATTGTATATATTTCGGTGATCCAATTGTGTCTTTCAGACAATGTCTAAAGAGATACAGTTATTCTAGGTCGTATTCATTTGATAATTTTACCCGCACGTGGCATCAGTGGTTCCTTCCCACTTATCCATTCTACCGTGGTACTGCACCCGGAGCGATCGATACTGCCACAGGAGCCATTAGCTATAATTACAACAAGATGACTCTAATGAACTATTTGATTCCAGGATACGTGTGCAAGAGAGGATCTGTCAGGTGGAGATATTTTCATGACAGAATGCAGAATGCAACAGGAAATCTTGGGATAATTGCTCGGCGAGCTAGTGATGGGAGTTCTTACTCTTACACAAATTCACTGGTCGCTGATGCCTCGCAATCACTGAGCCAGAAAGTCCGAGATGCTTACATTAAGATGCCCAATACCTGGAGCGGAGTAGTGGTACAGTGCATGGCCTTGAATCCGGTGTTGTCAGCAGAAATGCCATTCTATTCACAGTACAGGTTTTTGCCTGCTAGAGTAGCAAATGTGGGAGCGTCTACGAACTTCAATGTGGGAGCATTCGGTAATCTATTCCATGCTCTATACATCACCTCAGGAAACACAGGCGTTGGATTTGTAGCAAACAGGCTAGACTCCTATTGTGCAGCAGGGGACGATTTTTCACTGCACATGTTCATTGGAGCTCCCCGGATATTTATATTGCAG